TAAACTTCTGTACTGCCTCTGGTCCCATTGTCTGAGAGATGACTGTTAGGAATTGACCTAAGCTCTCTCTATCCTGACCACGACCTAGTGCATTAACACCAGCTACGATAGTAGGTTTAACAATATCCTTTGGTAGACGTGGTATCTTTCCAGTCTTTTGGAATTGATTAAGTATTCTATTGAGATATGGAAGTAAGAACTCAGTAGTAAGAAGACTGAATAGCCCACCTAACTGTTGCTCCAACTCCATCTGTGTGAGGCGTACCTCTTCAGCTGTAGTGCGTTCACTATTTCTAACTTGCATAACTAAGAACGCTTCATTAATACGACGTTCTAGTTGTTGCATCATTTCAAATGCTGTCTTGAAGTCAGCTGTCTTACCTACCTGTACGACTCCTATGTCATCAGGTCTACCTTGCACGATTGCGCCGTTCCCTGCGTTAGCAAGGGTACTTGGTTTAGTCGTAGAGCTAGGTGATACGGTGAACACAACTTTCGCTGCAGCTGCTGACCCTTCCACTAAGGCTTGGGACAGTGCTTCTAATGATTTTAAGTCGCCAATAAACTGACCGACTCTACCTCTTCCATAATCCTCACCATCCACTGTGTTAAATCTCAATGGAATCCAAGGACTTATGTCAACAGGTGCTTTCCCGTAGGATTTTTCTAGTATCTTTCCATGTACTTCCTGATGCCAGACGTATCTGTTGTTGTCTCGTGTGATGTGGGTGTAGATATCGCACTCTTCAACTGAATCATCAGATCCATCAACCACTGTATCGTACTCCTTCAGTACGTCCTCTGGTAGTTGATCTTCAATTAATTTCTTAGCAATAGTTTCCTTCGTGATTATTTCGATCACATTGCCGTTACCATCTCGTTCTACAACGTAGCGATTTAGCGGATAAACTTTCAGACCATCCTTATCCATAAAGATAAGTGCATTACCAGCTACTACTAAATGTAGGAGAGCTTCATGCACTATGACACGATCATTTGAAGAAGCTATTGCTTCTAAGATAGTGCGTTCGATCTTTGCAAAAGATAAGTCTAATTCTGATTTAATCTGTGGACCAAATTCCTGACCAAGTTGACTTTCATCTACCTGTAGCTTGAAGAAGCTGGTTTGTACAGGGAGCATTGACTGCATAAGTTTTGCTGCCAATGTCACTGCACCTTTTGCTCCAACACTCTGCCAAGGTGTAGGAAGATGTCTCATCCCCTTGGAGTATTGATCCTTTAAAATTAAATATGGAAGAGTTAATTCCGCTGCTTGTTCTGCCTCGTCTAGAAACTGGGTACGGTCACTTGATAAATAATCGTATCTAGTTTTTGCTGTCATTTAATATTACCTATAGTTTATTAGCTGGATTAACGAATGTAGCACCAGCATTAATACTGTCAGTTGTTGCTCCACCTGATCCAAAGCTGTTCTGAAACCAATCCCAACTATCTTGTAATTTTGCTAATGGATCAGTAGCTTGCATTACACCTCCAGGGGTTAAGCCACCGTAGCCGTATTGACTACCACCGTAGCCACCACCACCTTGACCACCAAAGCCGCCCATCATGCTCATCATCATCATGAACTGCATGAAGTCTTGCATACTATTACCACTAGATTTGTTTTGTTCTTTACTATCCCACCAAGAGTCTAGGTCATCAAATGTTAAGCCTCCAGTACTACTTCCACCTCCATCAGTTCCATTTTCTTCTCCATCTCCACCTCCTGCATTATTAAGTTCTGCAATCTTATCTATGTACCATTGGTTTTCTCCTTTCCATGTGGATTTTTTTGTTCCATCAGCATTAAACATATCTGAAAAAGATGGAACAGTACCTGCTCTTACACCATCACCTAAAGCCATTGATGCCATTGCAGCCTGTTTATGTTGACTATCTAGTGTGGCATAATCACCTTTAAAGGCACTAGCTAAATTATCTAACTCAGCTTCAGTTATATTTGGATTAGAGGAAACAGCAGATAATCTATCTTTAAACTCATTATCAGCCATTAGTGATTTTTGAATTTGATCCAATGTTGCAGTTCCTTCAGCCAACTTTGGATTCCAGTAGTCAAAACCACCTTGATCTATATCTCTACCAATTGTATTTGTGTAAAGCGTATTTAATTTATTTAAATTATCGTAGGAAGGCATTTATTTATCCTCACTGATACGAGTTTGAATCCACTCGACTACTGATCGTTGACCAGCTTTATACATAATTGTTTCCATTTTTTCATTAGGGTTAGGGTTGGTTGGTGGATATATTTCCTCAAGTTCAGCGAGGATTGACTCTAAGTTTGGTCCGAGGATTGACTCAAGAGTATTGGGGTAGGTTGACATTAGAATGCTCGAAAAAGGCAGGCATTCTAGCTGACTTAGTTTCCGAAAGCTCAGGAGCTTTGCCGTTATACATAAGATTATCGCTTGAATCCAGCCAGAATTTTTTACTTAAAAACTTATCGCCATAGGTATTCTTACCTAATGGCTCCATGATCCAGTTAATTGTGGCTTTCCTAAGTTTATCCAGAGATTGACTAGGAGTAAGACCCATATCAGCACATACGAGACTATTAGTGGCAACGTGTATCTGTTCGTCTCTGGATATATCAGCTGATACCGTTCTGAGACCAGCATCACCATTAAACCTAAACATAGGCAGTAGAACAAAGAATATAGCACGTTCAATAACTAAGGCTTTTGTAATCATGTGATCAGGGTGCGCTTCCCACGCATCCCTTAAACGAAAAGCCTCATTCTCAGACTTCTCGTCAACGCCTATAGCGTTGGTTATATAGCCAAGAGCGAGATCATGTTTGATCTCATCCTTGACGTTTGACTCTAGGAGTTCGCGTGCAGTAGCAGGTACGTCTTTCTCAAGAGCGTCGGAGATAAAATCCCCAACTGGTAGCTCCATGTGACGTATTGCCAAAGCTCTGTAGATGGTCTCTTCAGCTCCTTCCTTAAGTTTTCCTCCTGTAGTTTGGACAGGAGTCCATGTTCTCTTTCTATTGAGTAACTTTTCATATGGGTTCATTCTTGACAATCGCATTGGGGTTCGTTGTTTAGAATCCCCTGCAAGTAATCTTGGACATCATCTTCGTCTAACGCTGCATATGCACTTGACTTATCTTGTGTGTCTCCCATCACTTGTAGTGAATAATAAAGTGAAGTTTGGGGACTATCTAGCCACTCTTCAACGAACTGTTCGTCGTAGGTTATAACATCACTCCAAGAGTTAAAGCTATATCCATGAAGAAGCCCTGTATGGTTCAACATATACATCAACTGGTCAGCTACTTTCTTATAAGCATCCCAACCAACTTCTGAGGCGATCTCTACATCACCATAGTTATATGTCTGTACACCATCTGTTCCTGAATCTCTATCTACTGTTTGAGCTATAGGTGGAGCGATTTCAGGTGTAGCAGTAAAGCCTTCTAGACTTGTACTGCGATATGAACAGCTTGCGGTAGGAGCGATAGCAAAAGCTCGATCCATTTCATATTCTCTAGCAACTTCAGCCGCACCCTGAATGCCTTTATAAAATTCTGCAGCAATTAAACCAGCTGTACCTAATCCAGGTATGCCATCGTTAGTAGCTTGTAACGCATCACCAAACTGTGCATAGGTGACATTGTTTTGGCTAAGTAGGTTTGCTAACCCAAGGCATCCAAGTCCGACTTGGCGATCCGTCTCCGAGGGGAGGTATTCTCCAGAACTTCCAATGCCTGTTTTGCTATGTAGGTCGCACAAACTTCGCATACCCTCAACAAAACCTTTTGACACGTCTCCGATTTTACAGGCAGACAAATTAACGTGCTGGAGGAGGCAAGTTCCTCGTGATGGCAGGTATACCTCAAGGCATACGTTGCCTCTGATTCTTTTTCCATTTTTATCGTACTTAGTTTTATTCAGCCATATGTCACCAGATCTGATGCCATATATCACTGCGTCCCGTGTTGTTTGATCAGCGTTTTTCCATTTCTCATCATTAATGTTGACACACCTTTTAACCCATGGGAGTTCGGATCTAGGAGTAGTAATAAAGTCAACAATGTCAGGGTGATCCAAGTCCAGATGAAGAACGCACGCGCCTTTTTTGAATCTCTGTCCACCACGTCTTAGTATGTCATTTAAACTTGAGTAGATTTTTCCAAACGATACTGGTCCAGAAGCATTAAGACCTTTTCCGTTTTCACTTCCTTTGGGTCTGAGCTTAGATAAATGGACAGCAACGCCAGCTCCATATCTGAGAGCGTGGCTGACGAATCTCCATGATGCTTCGATTCCATTCGGTCCCTCCATAGAGTCTTCTACAACGAAGACAGTACATGATACGGGTAGACGTGATTCTGGATCATCTATCCAGTTCTGAACTCTTCCAGTTCTAGATATTAAACTTGTCATTAGACTAAATCACTTAATGTAGGTGGTTGATAATTTGCGCTCTTTAATACTTTGCCGTCTTCCCTATATGTAGGCTTTCCATCCTCATCTAGTTTTGACATGTTACTTCTATGGACTCGACGTAGAGCTTC